TGGCTTGTACCGTTTCGGTTTGCTTTTTAGCAAGCCTCTCAAACTGTGCTTGAGTCAATCCGCTTTCTTTGGCTGCTGCTTTAAGCTGGGCGACATCATTGTCGTGCAGTGCCAAATCTGCCGGTGTCTGATATTCATCAGGAACCTTTGTTGATTCCTCAACACGCTTTTTAAGGTCTTCATTCTCTTGAAATACTCTTGCTGAACTATTGTAACCAGCCTCAAGTTCTTCAACAGTCTTGAATTTACCAGCATACAATACGGGTGGTGTAGTGGGTGGCGTTGTATTATCAGTCATTGTTTGCCTCTGGTGTAAGTTGTTTATTAATAGCTGCTTGAACTTTCTCAAGGTTGGCTTTTATTCCACGTAACACGGAACGTCTACCATCATAGAACGCCAGCACTTCACCGGTCATTAATTCCTCTGTAGGTTCTTCCCAAAACATTTCGTTCATCATCGTTTTAAGGCACTCGCTACCTATCTCGCTGGTGAATAGCTTGTACAACTTGAACTCTTCCGGTGAAATTATCTTTGCGTCCAGCAATTTATCAATCAAATTGTTACCCCTTTATCTTGTGGGAATTGAACGGCACCCGCTGTTGTGCTTGGTTGTGCCCCTGTAACCGCTTGTTGCTGTGCGTTAGCTGCTGCCAACGTTTCCTTGATCTTATCGTCTGATGCTGAAAGTTTAGCCGGTAGGTTCAATTTATCCATAATGAAACGGTTAGTCTCAAAGATATCCATTGTCACCATCGGTGCGCTTTGGCCAAAGAACTGTTGTTTCGTTTGAAGCGCGGTAATAAGATGGTTTAAATCTGATTGATTTTGAAGGTCAAACAATGGTGATTGAAACGCAAACTTTAACTGTCGTGGGTCAAACCCTGGTATTACTTCTTTTGGTTTTAGCAACAGTCCACGTCCGTTTAGAATTTTCGCGGCCACTTCAAATATTTGCCTTGGCAATTCGTTTATCAATCGTGATATGTCTGTGCTGGCTGTTCGCTGCGCTCTGTTCTCACGAATCGAAATCTCAGTCGCAGAACGAACCGGAGTTTGTATTTCTCCAAGTGGATCTACCATAAACGCCTTTTGAATAACCTCTTGCATGTGTGTCGTTTGCTGAAACACATCAGGGTATTCGGGCATCTGCAATGCCTCTAATGGATTACGGCCATTCGGCTGACGCGCAATCATTGCACCTGCCCATTGCCGAACTGAATAGGGGTTAAAGTAACTGCCCGCGTCATAAAACATCGGTGGGTTGGCTTTGAACGCCATGTTCTTGCGTGAGTATTCAACGATACGATTTAAGTCAATAATGGTCGGCATCATATCAATACCAACGCCCCGCCCTTCCGCCTCGCCCGGTCTTACTCGGTCACGATAAACAATGATTTGTCGATAGTCACTGTATCTATCCCACAACACAGTAAATGGATCGTCATCAAGTACAGCATAAATATAATATTCATTCTCGCCAACTTCCACTTGTCCATAGTTCACAGAATAAGTATCGTTTGGATTGTCCTTGAGGTTGTTGAATTGGTTCCCCGTGTAATCAGGAAACGTATCAAGAACCGCACGGCCTGTCATTTTGGCCACGTACCAACAGTTTCGTATAAGGTCATCGTTGCAATACTCAATATACAAAGCAACAGCGGGTATACTACGAAAATAGAGAGGTACGTCATCCGATGGCGATTCAACCCAAATGACACCAGTACCACCCACCAAATCCAGATTACTAGAACCCACAACGCGAGCAAGGTTGGACTCGTTAAGATAAAACATAAGTCTTTCATTTACTTTATCCAATATGATTTGACCTTTTTGGATATCCTCTTGATCGTGCATATGAGGATCCATAACGTACTTACCCCATACGCGATCCTTTGGCATAAGCAAACCGTGCAAATCATTCGCCCGTTGATAGGCTGCAATCATTGCGGTGTTATCCCAAATCTGTTGTGTAACAGGTTTACCGGTATCAGTGTAATTAAACTTGATGTTAAATGCGTCTCTGTCTGGTATCACATAGAAATATAAATTTTTGTATAGCGCAAGCCAACGGTCTTTGTAATACCGTGCCTCTTGAAATCTATCATTAAGCTTGTGAAAATTCTCAGGTGGGTTTGCCATAATTACCTCTTAGGTGTCCAGACTTGACCGCCTTGTGATTTGATAATATCTAAACGTTGCGAGTATAGATCACGTTTCTTTTGCTCAATCTCGGCTTGGTTTTGTTTAAATTGTTGGTCAATCAATGCGTTTGACTCTGCTTGTGCCGTATCTTGTGCGCCAGAATTTCCACCACCTCCGAAAAATCCCATGTTATCGCCTCCAATGATACAAAACTTCGTATCGATTACCGTGATGCTTTAATAGCTTATTGTAAAGATGTTTAGGGTTAAATGTAAATCCAATGTCAACCCCTGATATGTAGCGGTCTAATTCGTTGCAACTGCGCACAATGTAAGGCTTCCACTTGATGCTCGCTTTCTCCTGAACATCAACAACCACTAAAGCAGTCAACGAATCAATGTATTTTATACCACGAATCAGACTCGAACCGCTGTGTGCGTTTATTATGCGCATATGAATGCCGGTCAAATCAAACTCGGTGGCAATCCACGTTTCGCCGTCAAATGTCACGATGTTACAGTGCTTGAATGTCTTGCTAAATGCAAGCTTTGCCTGTACGCCTGATGATACATTGTAAAAGCAAAAGAAACATATCATGGTTTAATCAAATATGGGTGGGCACGCATATGTTAAATCAATTCCTTTGACGTTTAAGAGGATGGTTGTTAACTCAACGAGCAATAACAATAAGGCTGGCTTGAGCATCAAACCAGATAAGCGATCAACAGCCATAAGGAAATTTATAATATATCGCATAGAATATCTGATAGCCTCTGATAAATTAATGCATCAAATCAACAACGACTTGCTCGTGTTCAATCTTAGCCTCAAGCAATCGCAAATGACCCTCCTCAACTCGGTATTTGCATTTGTACCGGTATGGTTTTCCCTCATAGACAAAGCCACGTTCATACTTTCGCCATGTGTCATACGCTGGTAACACTTGCACGTCTTGCCACACCATCAACATGATTGACTTTTCAAGGGCTGACATTTCGTATAATCGTTTAACTTTCATTTGTGACATGGTAAATATCTCCGCAATGTTTGCACTTGTTCACGCTGTGATAGTCTGTGCGTACTTCGTGTAATCCATCACTTTCATGTTTACATGCTGTCTTTAACTTTGAAAAGTTATTTCCAAACGCATGTTTAAACGCCACTTCCATTACTGGATTACGTGGCGCACTTTGATAGCTCTTACTCATAAACTAAGCTGCTGCTGTTTCAGGTAGAACGGGAACATCAGCCGGGTTAGCTGCTGGTAAAGCTGCTTGTTCCTCTGGGCTTAATGGCTTTAAGTCATCAGGACTTGGCGTATCAGGTGATCCGGGTAACTGTGCGTCTGGTGCTGGGTTCTCTGGTGGCTCAACATAAGTTACCACTGCGTTTTGCATCCACATGTGACCCTCATCGAAACGCAAGAACGCTTGTTGTTTCTGAATAGGCGCACCGGGAATCTTGCTCACAGCTTCCATAAACTTGATAAACTCACGTCTCAACACATCAAGCGCAAACTTTTTTGATTCATCACTCATTTGGTTCGATCCTTTTTAGTTTTTTTCTTTTTACTGGCTCGTGCTTCACTGTATGCAATGGCTACCGCTTGCTTTTGAGGTTTGCCAGCTTCCATTTCACGCTTCACGTTCTCTGAAAAACCTTTCTTACTCTTAGCTGCTTTACCTTTGACCAGTGGCATGATTACCCCTTTTTCTTTTTCATTTTCTCTTTCATCATCTTGGCATCTTGTTTAACATCTTTCTTTTCGGATTCTTTTATTTTCTTGTCCATCATCTTGCCTACTTTCTTCATTTTGTCTTTCATCAGTTTTCACCCTAAAGTAAAAATCAAGTAACCGGAATAACTCGTTTTCACAAATCTTGATGCGTTTCTTGTCTTGGTTCTCAAGATACATCACGCCATGATCCAAACCTCGCATCGAAATATCATGCTGTACGATATAACTATTTGAGGTTTGACGGCTTTCAAATACTTTAACGTACATTATTCAGCTTTTGGTGCAAGCTTTTCTTTCAACCAACCGCCCACAACGTCTGCGAACTCTTTAATCTCTGCAAGAAACGCCTCTTGTAACTCTGGCTCATGCGATAATAACTCTTGTTCGAGTGTTGAAACAACATGACTGGCAATAAAGCTGCTTAGTAAACTCATACAATCCCCTTGTTATTTGTTTAGTTTCTTTAATGTTTCAGCAAGTCTTGCACGTTTGCCAAGCTTACCGCCTTTCTTTGCTGCTGCTTTTAATTTCTTTTTAGGTATAGGCTCACCGGGTTTAGCTTTTAATTCTTTACGCAAAGCACCGGGTTTCTTTATAGCGTCTTTAATCCAATTCTTTTTTTTAGCTGTCATGGGTGAAGCCCTCAATTTATAGGGTTTTTGAACTGGCGGTTTCATTGCCATGATTAACCCCTTTGTTTTGGTCAACAATAGATTGCATTAACATTTTATAATCTTCAAGCAACTGTTTGTAAAGCTCGGAATCTTTGCCGAATTCCTCTGCACAACATTTTTCCAATAACCAAGAGATTGCTTGCCAGCTTTTGGGCATCGATTCGATTGTTTTAATCATCTCACCGACCTTATCGGCTCGTGCTTCCCGTACGTTTGCAAAAAATTGTGCAAACTCGGTTTCTTTCCCCGCAAGCAAATCATCCTCACCATACTTTAACCAATTGAAAACGGTTTGATGGTGTTCTCGTGCTTTCTGTGCTGCATTGTAAATGGATAAATGAGTACGCACCCTATCAACAATAATTTGGGCTTTCTCTAATGTAAAAATAGTTGGTCGCCCAACGGGGTTTACAAACTCCCCTTTTTTTGGCTTCCTTTTCTTAGGCGCATCAGTCATGAAATAAGTATTCCAAATAATTAATGGGGACTCAATACCCTATTTTATAGCTTTAATTCCCCAAAGGTACAACACGAGTATAGAACAAGTACAAATTATACCTGTCCAAAATGTCACAACGTGTCACAAATACGATAAATAAATGATAAGTATGCTTTACATGCACTTATCATTCTGTTATCATACGTTTGTAATTTAAACAAACCAAAAGGAAAAACAAAATGAATCACATTAAATTTTATGAAGATGCAATAAGCAATTATGACCACTCAACAGAATTGCGTGTGTACATGCGCTCTTTCTACGAGATGCCATTACAGAAAGCAAACGACATTGTGGATCAAATAAAAATAATGCTAGAAATGAAAGTAAACGATTACATGAAACTTGATTAATTAAACAAAACTTAACATAACGGGAAACATAACATGAAGATAGGCAGAATAGTAAAAGCTGACTTAAAGAAACACTTTCCACACATCAAATTCAGCGTGACCAGTGATTACAACTGTGTGCGCGTAAGCTGGACGAATGGGGTCACGGTCGATATGGTTGAAGAAATCACATCAAAATATAAACTGGGTCGTTTTGATGGCATGACCGATAGTTATGAGTACACAAACAGACGAACAGACGTACCCCAAGTGGACTATGTATTTTTAAGCCGTGATATTAGTGAAGATATCTATGAAGCAAAGTTTGCTGAATACAAAGCATATTATGCGGACTGGGAA